TTAACTAATTAGCCCACTAAGAATGTTACCAGTTTCATCACTGGCTCGCTTTGTTATATCAGTATAAATATTGAGAGTAATTGAAGCATCAGCATGTCCTAAATAAGTCTGTACTTGCTTAACACTCGCCCCCTGATCTATTGCTAATGTCGCCCATGTATGACGTAACTTGTGCATAGATAATCCAACCGCCACACCATACTTGTCACTAACATCATGCAACCATTTGTTAGGTCGTAAGGGCTGTAACGTCTTACCCTCATTGGTAAATACAAAATTTGTATCATCTTTATAATTGGTCGAGTTGTACCATTCAGACAAAGCAAGCACCATGCTATTATCAATTTTAAGCGTACGTTTACTTGTCCGGCTTTTTGGTTCTTTGAGGTAAGTACCACCGTTTAAGCCCCGTCCTAAAGCCTGTACAATGCGTATATAGCCATTGTCAAAGTCCACATGTTGCCATTGTAAGGCGAGTAGCTCCTCGGTTCTCATGCCTGTAAAAGCTGCCAATCTAAGCAATGTATATGCTTGCTGATTGATGCTCTTATACTTTTTATCTAACACATCAACAAACTTTTTGAACTCGTCCGCTTCCATGAACTGCTTAGGCTTATCAAATACCTTTCGTTCTTTTGGTAATTCAACTTTGATAAATGGGTTGTTATCCAAAATGTCCATTTTAACTGCAATATCCAATAGTCGTCTAAAATATCCTGTGACTTTTCGATACATCAGCATTTCACGCTGTAATGTGTTAATGTATAATTGTAAATCAATAGGCTTAATGTCTGTCACTAAAATATCAGCCCATTGTGGCAACACATGTAACTTAAAAATAGTCATTGTTTTATTGAGGGTGCTTTCCTCAACACTTTGCTCGTAAGTTTTAAGCCACATATCGTACAACTCTTTAACGGTCATCACGTTAGGGGTTGTTTTTTTGTTGTACTTACTCTGCCCATTTTTAAACAGTGCTACCTCGTTATTAAACCACTGTGTGGCACTGCGCTTGCTCTCAAAGCCTCGTTTCTTTGCTCTGGCTTGTGTTCCGTCCTCGTGTCGCCCAATGTAACCAACGACTTCAAAGACTTTACCTTGCTTACTGTCAACTTGTTTTATCTGCATTTTTTTATTTCCTCTTGATGATTGAGACAAAATAAAAAAGCGTGGTAATTTCAAACTAACACGCTTTCATTATTTCATACTATTTAATTGGTTGCACGTTTTAATCGTAATAATGACGGATAGCTTCATCTATTTCATCACGATCATATCTCGTACCGTGTTCTGTTGGATAAGCCTTAACCCTGCCTGCTTGTACATAATGTTTCATAAATGTGTTATCAGAAGCACTAATATATTGGTGTGCTTTACTGCGGTTAAGCCACTTTGGATAAACTTCTTCATTCATTGCTGTATACCTGTCTTATTTAATGTGAGTGTCACAATATCATATGTAATAATGTTGTTTGAATCATCTGGACTAACCGAAACTATATCATAATACTGTCCGTCTGCAAGTTTTGCTATGAGCTTGCCGTGAATAGCTTTATTGTGCCTAATAACAATCAATATTGTGTCTTCTAGCTTCGTACCAAGTATTGTGTATTGCTGTGTGAGTGTCCTTGTTTTAGGCGCATATTTAAGTACAATCTGTGGGACAAACTTAACTATCTTATTCATATTGACTTTGTTAATTTCTGTCTTAACTGTGCCAAACTGCACCGTTTTATTAAAGTCACTTGGTTTATATCTAAGCATTGTATGCCCCCAATACTTCGGCTCTAAGGTTTGTTATCATAATTAGTACACCTTTTGAATAGCCAGAAGACAACTCACGGTCATAATATAAAGATGTTGCCATTGTTTTAATCAGTCGGTTATACAAATCAGTATTGACTGCCAAAATATCATCGTCTGTAACCTGTAATTTAATTGATGACTTAATCAAAGACTTAGCAGAATCAATTAAACTTCCAACCGTTGTGAGTTCGTTATCATGTGTATCTATATTAAGCTCATTTGCCAATTCTTGAGACGTTACTAATGCCATGTCGTCACTTCCTTTTTAAATTATATGTACTTCCCCACTGCTGGGGAATTCCGCTATCAATTTGATTGATAACGGATTATGTTGCTATCGTTTTGAACGATAGCGGATTTACTTAACTGATCCAAATGTAATGAACTTACCAGCGTTGGTGTCTGCTGGCTTGAAATCAGCTCGCAATGCTACCGCTAGGATATGTTCATAGTTTTCGTTGTGATCCCATTCAACTGATACATCAGAGCGTAATGCTTCAATTACAAAGGCTTTAGGGTCGCCAACAAAGGCTTTTGCACCACCACCAAACACATCATCAGCAACTACTGTTACATTTGCACCAAACAATGTCTTACCTGTGGCAGATGCAATAGAATCCTGCAACAAGTAACGTCCGTTCCCGTCCTTTAACAAGTCGACTGCGTTATAAAATGATTCAGTCACAACCCATTGACGGCTGTAATTAGCTAAACCAGTGTTATATGCCGTCTTCAAATCATCAGTAGTAGCAGCTGCAACCGCTGTGGCTGTCTGTAATACTAAGCCGATTTGATATTGTTCAGTCAATTCTTTGGCTTCTTGAACGTAAGTATTAAGCAATGTTTTAAGGTTTGGCGCATCTTGTACCATTTCCATTGAGAGAGGCAAAGCACCACGATATGTGAGTGCCTTATAATCAACGTTCTTTAATACCGCCTTAGCAATTTCAGGGTTTTCAGCACGTTCTTCGGCTGTCGTCAAGCGGGCTGTATTCTTTTGCAAAATTGGCAATGTTCCCATACCAGAGGTAACTGTCACACGATTAATCAATGCTGATAGGTTACGTAAATCTGTGGGCACTTTTTGAATATCCAAAATTTCTTTTGGAATAACTACACCAGCATCAACTGTTGTCATACCGTTGTCGCGCTTTTCCCCTGTCTTGAGGTAGTGCATAAAGTCACGTACTTCTACTGTTTCTTGTTCTTGGTTCACTTTAATTTCCATGTTTTCTTGTCCTTTCAAGCTACGTTCTTCTGGTAAATCAGGGTCATCATCACGTGTACTATCATCAGTTGCATCGTCTGATAAACCCTGTGCTTTTTTAACGGCATCTAGTTGCGCCTGTAACGCATCAATTTGCTTTTGTAAATCATCTACGGAAGCAACACCTTTTTGCACATCAGCCACATCAGAATCATCAGCACCAGCCAATGCACGAACTTCTGTAATCTTTGTTGCCTTTTGTTCTTTCAAAGCATTTAGCTCTGTTTCAATCTCTGAAATTTTCATCATTTCTCCTTATTCGTATAGCTTCAATACTGCCAACATCTTTTGCTTATAGGCATCATTTGCAAGCGCTCTGGTTATTGATACGGTTGTTTCTTGATAAGCGGGCATTGTGACTACTGATACCTCATATAACGCCCCCACGCTTTGTATGGTGCGTTTTGGTGTGCCGTCTGTCTCTTTACTCCACAAATCAGAATCAACTGTGAAACCAAAGCTCATGCCTTGTAAGTTGCCTGCTCGGATGTTGGTATATACATCATTTCCTAATGTTGTATTTGGAATATCTAAGCTAAAATGTAAGCCTTTTTTATCAACTTCAAGTTGTAATGTATTAGCTGATGTTCTGCCCAATACGTTTGCGAAATTATGATCGTATAAAGCAACCACGTCACTCATATCAACATTATTAAAAGCATCAGGGTTCACATATTCAATAAACCCGCCCAAGTTTTCACTCGGTTCATTAAAAACAACGGCATAGCCACCAATTTTCCCAACAAACTGGGAATCAGTTACATCTCTAACTTCTAACCCTGTAATGCCTCTTGTCAATCGTTCTCTATCACTCATAGTTGAACAATCCCCTTGCTTTCAAGAATAGTGAGCGCCTGAGAGCCGTCCAGAATACCTTTATCTACAAAATTAAGTAAATCTTGCTTTAAAATGGCATTGGAATAGTCCAAAATGCTACTCATATCTAACGAAATATCATCACTAAACTTGGCTTGTACCTCACTAACAATAGGTTCGATATAACGGTTCAAACCGTTGACGTACATTTTTTGGATCATATCAATATTGCTTTGCTGGTCGCCTTGCCCATTTAAGTATGAATCAGGTACACCAAACGCCTTACTAATCTGTGTTCGTTGATAAATCGCATTATTTAAGAACTTAGCCACATCTGCATTGATTGAGATACTTTGAAAATCTGCACTCTGATCTAACACTAAGGTTCGCCCTGCATTTGAGCCTGTATTTGCTTTTTCAAACTCGCTACGGACGTTATTCTTAGCTTCTGGACTTAGGATAGCTTCTGGTACTCTTATAATCGAGGTTGGGTTAATCGCTTGTGCTAAGGTAGCAAGTGATAGCTTATTGGCTTGTTCCTGTTGCTGAATTTCATTGGCTAGACTTTCAAGGGGACTGTGACCGATAAGCTCGGCGCCGTTCACACCATGAGCCATAATCTTGAAATGCAGGACTGTATCAGCTTGAAATGTGCCACCTTGATTATCTTCATACGGTGTAATCTGATACGTCAAAACATCATTTGTTAGGTCAAGCATCACATTCTGATTAGGGACATACCGCAACTCGTTTTCGCCAATAGTTGCGAAAGCATTACCAGACATCAGCAATTCTAATACGATAGTCTGCCAAAAATTGTAACGGTTCGTAAGGTGGCTAGGCGTATTCAACACTTTTAAAGCCTGTGTGTTGTTACCGATGAACTTAGCGCCCGCGACATCTGCACTAATAAGGCTTGTGACGCTGTATAAATCACTGTTGCGTAAAGCCATATCAGCGTTAATTAAATCATTAGGTACTATACTTGTTCCACTATTTGCAAAAATAAAAGGCATATAACTACTTGTCGTAATCATTTGCCTTGTTTCAAATGGATTTTTTAAACTCATGTATTAGCCCCCTTTGGTACTAGGATATAAGCTAACAAAAATAGCCCAACCCCTACTACAAGGAAGCCCAATGGTTTAAATAGCATAAATGCACTGACTGAAATTGAGATGATACCCAACACAATCAGGACAAATGGTAAATACTGCATTATGTTTTTCATTGGCACTCCTTTCTAAAATGTAAACCCGCTTGTAAAATAGTTATTAATTTCATCTGTACTCATACCAGCAAAAGGGCTTTTGTCTTTTTCATCTGGTACGTTACTAAACTGCGTAAAGTACCACATGCCCTCATACAAAGCATTGACTACGGCATCAGCAATATCAATCTTTGCGCTGTTGGTATTCTTATCAATCTTGATACCATTGTTATCTTGTACAATAACCGCATTAGATAAAGCACCAAACATGGCGCTGTCATCTAGCATTGTAATCTGATTCTTAATAAAAGCCGTTTGCAAGAATTTAGTTGGTTCATTGAGTGACTTAATGCCCTGACGAACTGGAATAATTAAATATTCTTCTTTGACTTCATCAAGTCGTCTGATAAATTTACCAGCGCCCCATTGGTCGTACAAAATTGCTTTAACATTCAGGTCATTGGCTTCAATAAACGACAACATGTAATTAAACACCTCATCTTCATCAATTAGCCCAAACCTATCACGTGTAATGGTTGCATAGCCTTTACTTTCCACATCACGATAGTTGATGCCGTCCCGCTGTTCTTTGGCTTCAATCGTTCCCAACTTAGCCAATGGAATAAATGAGTGCTGATATAGATGATACTTTTGGCTACCTGCATCATCTGTATAAGGGAATACAAAGGCTATGGCTGTGTCATCATTAGTTTGGCTATAATCAAACCCAATATAGACATCTCTGCCTTGCATATTGAACTCTGTAATAACCGCTTGTGTGAGTAAATCAACTGGTAGAAACGCATTCTCTTTTGCATTCTGCCATCTGTTCATGTTCTTGGTTAAGAAATCAGGTAAACGTCCTTGTGAGTTTAATTCATCACGTTCGGCTGTCATTTTTGGAATAGCTGACTTGCGTTTACTTTCTAACTCAAATAATGGGTTGGACTTCTGCCAAATACTTGGGTCGCCAAAGGCTTCATCGTCATTGTCCTGTTCCCATGCTAGAAATAAGATATTATCAATCTCTTGCCATGTCTTTTGCTCCAAATATGAGCTATAACGCTTATAATCTGCAAACATTGGACTGCGCACATCTGTCCCACTGGTACTAATAAATATCGTTTGTGAGTATGGTAGGAACGTTTGCCCCGATGTGATTGAGTTGATAAACGAACGGTCTTTGAATAAGTGGTACTCATCAACCACAGCATAACTAAAATGGCCAATACCATCACTAGTCGTACTTGATGATGCACTTAATTTACGCATGGTAGTAGACTGGCTTTTAATCCGCATCTCACGTTGGTTGTACTCAATACCCCACTGCTTAGCCATCTTAGAAAATGTACCACTCGCTAAGTTAGCCCATTGACTAGACATGTATTTGAACAAGGCATCAGCATGAGCTGTATCTGCACTAGCAACCGCTAACTGTCTGTTGGTTTTAGGTTGCCCAAACAAGAAATTAAACAGGCTTATCAACGCCATCACGGCTGTTTTACCATTCGCACGTGCCATTGATATAATCGCCCTATCAAAGCGCTTACCGCCTGTTTCAGGCTCTTTCCAACCCTCTAGCAAACCAACGATAAACGCTTCATAAGGACTGATTTTAAACGGCTCATGTGTCTCTAAATCAACCAATAACGTACTAAACTTGATAATTTTATCCGTTCGTTCTGCATCATAAGCATAATGAAATTCTGGATCACTTTTAATCCGTTGCAAATCTGATAAATGGCGTTCACAGGCTAGTTTGATTTTATCGCCTGCAATGATGTGACCAGTCAAGACACCAACGGCATATTTGATGGTTGGTTCATCAATCCCAAAATCATTGATAACATCTTGATATTGTTCAATCATTGGCTACCACCAAACATGTCTGCAATGGCATCAGCATTTAAACTACCATCATCATCACTAGCCAAATCAATCAGGGTGGCACGAGAACTGGGACTTAATCCTAACTCACCACCCAATGACTTAACTTTACCAGTGGCATCATTTAAGACGGCTGTGGCTGGGTTCTTATAGTATCGACCACTATTTTCATAGATAGCCCCAACGTCCTTGATATTCTCATAGGCTTCACGCATAACACTGTAATTGATGCAAAATGCTTCAAGTGTTGACTTGTCAGCTACTGTGATATAGCCCAATTTATTCAAAGCAGGGACTAAAGTAGTCCATAATCGACTAGCCACGCCTGTTAAATGCTTAGGGGCTGTCTTTGGTAACTGTTTGATGTCTGCATTAGCCTCTTTCAAGGCTTCAGTGCGTTCTCTTTGATAGGCACGGTCTGTATCATCTGTTGTTATTTTAGCTTTTCTAGGCATTTTTACCTCCTTTTTAACGAAAATTATTGATTATGTACGCAAACAGGGCTAGCCACACCCTGCCACCGAGCAGAAAAACGAAAAAATAACTGTTTATCTTAACGAGAACCCAAACTCTGTGAATTGCTTCCCCTTAAACCAATATGGGCGGGGGTAATTTTGATGTCGTTCAAAATTTAAAACGGAATACAATTGGGAAAAAATAAGGTGCAGTAAAATTCAACGATTAAACGAACGCCCACCCACCTTGTAGCTGGAACATTACGTCTATCGCTTAACCAAAAGCACACTTTGCATTCACGTACCCACCCTCCAACCATGTACGCAATAAAAAAAGAACTGACCGCAATCAATTCTTCAAAACTTTCTTCCACCAATCACGGCTGATATGTTTTAATTTGTCATCTGACATTTTATTTTCAATCACTGTCTTGTGGCTATGGTGTGAGCGACTAAGCAACCATAGATTATCCATATCTAACTGTTCGGCTTTCGACTTGAGCAATCTACGCGGGATAACGTGGTCTGCAATTAAGTCGCCCTGATCGTATACCTTACCGTCTACGGCATCAGTATACATGTCTCGTTGCTTTACATAACGACTGATGCGCTCCCACTGCTTTGACTGATAGAACTCATGCCCTAATTCAGGTCGGACGACTTCATTATACTGCTTGAAATATTCAGCCTTGTCACGCTGACCTCTTAATGTTCGAGAGTTAAGCTCATCTGCTTTGGCTCGTCTATCATGATATGATGCCATACGCTTACTGTAATGCTCATCGCAATAATCAAAGCCCAACTTAATCAACTCACGGCAACCAACTTCAGCACATCTATGCAATCTCATTAGGTATCTCTGTATATCTTTCCATAATACAATTATGCCATGTATTTTAAGTGAGAAACGGCAGACTAACGGCAATCACACTGCTATATCCAAATCAGCAAAGGCTTCGGCTACACTGTCCTTGAATGCCTTTTGATATGTGCGACACGTTCGTTCAGATAAGTTGATTCGCATGGATATAATCGCCCATGATAAGCGCGAACGTCTATCATAGTGCATTTGTACAATCTGACGTGTCTCTGCATTAAACGTCATTTCTAAGCGCTTAATCGCCTCGTCTTGACTTGTCAATTCATGCAGGATACTATCCGCCTCATATCTAGCTAGTAAATCATCTAATGGTCGTGTGTGCTTGTTTAATGACTTGATACCAGCGTTGTCATCATTTGGTCGCCACTGTAATTCAGCTCTGCGTAATAGAATTTTTGTATCAATCACTCCAGAATAATAATCTGTTAATAGTGCATCTGTCTTATCCGCCATAGTTATCAAATTCCTTTCCGCCGTCATATTCTTCCATTTCAACTTCAAGGCGTGCATCAATCTGTTTTAACTTGCTTTGCAGGGCATAGTGTTCTTCCATGATTTCGTTCATCTCTTGGTGTGTTGGCTTTTTAAACGTCAGGTCACCACTAGCAACTTTATCTAAATCATAACCAACAGAACGTAAACACAAATTAGCTCGTTGCGTTGCAATTTTTTCTTGATCTAACAATGCTCGTAACTGTTTAGCATAAAAGCTGTTAAATCGACCCGCTTCACGGAAAACGTAAATCAGATGTCTCTGCCAAAAAATGTACGCTACCAACACCAACATAATGACCAATATAACCCAATTCATTTTGATACCTCCTTGAACTTATCTAATAAGCTACCTAATAGCGAAGCAGTCAGCGACAAGCGTTCTAGTTGACCTGACAATTCTTTTTCGTGCCAAAATGACTTATTGTAATCTTCCATTTTGTCAATATCAGCCATCAAATGTGCCACAGTTACGTTCAAAAAGTCTAATGTTAATTCTTTGTCTTCCATGTTTTTATCTCCTAAATTTCAATTTACCTGTAACAAACATCTTATTACCTGAATGTTTACCTATAAAAGCTTAGAGCCACAAGGGTTTTTACCTCTTTTACCTCATATAGGTTTTATCCCTTTATATATAAATAAAATATTTATTCTCTATATACTATGTTTTTTTAATATGAGGTAAATAAGGTAAATAGTATTGGTATATCAATATTCTTGACGTAAATATAATGTAATAATCATGATAAGGTCAGGTAAATTGATTTCTATACCTAACACCAATAATTCTCATAGCTATCTGTCCATTATCACTGCTATCTTTAGCATTAGGGAAAGGCGCACTTGCTTTTTTGATTTCATAACCCAATTCCCTAATTCTTGACATAACAGTTTTTGATGATGGCACTTTTTCTAATCCATTATCAATCCAATAGTTTTTTAATTCGGTATAAATCCAGTTACTGCGTGGACGACTGTTGGTATCTTCAATCAGATGTTCATTTACCCAATTCTCAATATCATCACCCTTTAAAAACCATTCAGCAGTAGCATCTTCAATATCTTTGGTTAAACTCATTTTGCGTCTGTTTTTAGCTTCCATATACAATGACATTGCGTAGTATACAAACGCTCCACGCTCTTTCATATACTCTGTGTAATTGTCATCATCTCCACTTGTAGCAACGTGTGGCGATGACTTAGCAATCAATATTTTCATTCTGCGCCTAATACCCTCATTTGACTTAATGGCTGGTGCTTCATTGGCTGTAAACAGTAACTTGGCGTGATTAGTAAAACTAAAACTGTTCTCGCCTTTTCGTTGTACTTGCAATGAGTCTTGACCAGTTAAATTATTGATTGTTTCAAAGTCTGGAATGAAGTTATTTTTTAAATCACTTTTGATGTTTGCGTATGATCCATACATTTCTGCTGTCATGAATTTATCTTTTGCAATTTGCTCAAGCGATAAACTAGTAGTCATTTTCTTTCCAATAAACGCCCGCATCAGCTCGACAAGGTAGCTTTTACCTGCTCCAGCCTGACCAGTGATAATCACAGCATATTGAAACGGTCTATAATCCCGATGAAACATTGAGCCAAAGAACTCAATCATAAATTTATGGTTTTCGCCCAATGTTTCTGTAAATAAGTTCAATGTCTTGCCAACGTTCATATCCGTTTTAATTTCAAAATCAAATCCACCTAGAATATACAGCTCTGGACTGTTTGGAATAAATTCCATTGTGTCGCCATCTACTGCGGTATTTTTGAATGATACCAAAGACGGCTTTGTCTCAAAAACATACCTACGTTCGTCTCTAAGCGCTCTGGATAAAGCAAGCTCTAATATATCCTTAATTAACCGAGCCGACACGTATTCGCCCAAAACATCACTAATTTTAGCTTTTAAAAACGTAAACGCCTCTGATCGTGTTTTAAACATCTCCCAATATTGCCCATTGTAGAAGAAACCAGACAAATTATTTAACGTATTAAAGTACCGCGTATCGTTTAATACAATATCAGCCACCGCCACTTGCTTCACTTTAGTGTTGTTATTGGCATCAACAAAAACAAATTCAGGTGTGGCGTGTTCATCTGGCAAGTCTTCAAAATTTTCTTTCATAAGCCACCCCCTAAACGTCGTCGTTTTTCCGTATTGTAAACACTTCTGAATATTGTATTAATCTCTGATTCTGGTAGTGGCACCGATGATTCATTGTTGATTTTTTGAATAATTTCATAAGCAACGTTAGCTTTCACATCAACTTTTAACAGATAACCTGCCAATGACACTACTTGGTTATTTCTTTCGCCCTCTGTGAAGCCGTCTAATATCATTTGCCACCGTTGCTGAATGGAATACTTAGGCACACGTTTGTTCTGTTTATTGCCCTTTGTGGCAACGTTAGACGCCATTTTAAACAACCAATCAGGCGTTACGCTACATTCGCTTATATCCCCACCAAAGTGCCTATATTCGAATTCTGTGCCGTCTACTAGCTTAACGGACGGAGCGACTGTCACGTGGCTAGTGAGTAATTCAACGCCAGCCATTAAATTATGTTTTAATTCATCTGCCTTGACACCGTCTGGTATTTTAAAGAATACGTGAGCGCCTGATCGTGGTGTCATTTCCCACACTTCGTTATCAATGTTTAACGTATGCCCTGACTGCATGAGACTCTGAAAGCCGTTTGTAGCATGCCTGTCAATGTCTAGCACAGCAACACCTGTATCAACCAAACTGATAGCTATATTGCTGTTAGCGCCATACTTCAAGAACATGTCTGTTAGCTCACGGACATTATTAGTCGCGTCTAAATGTCCTTTAGAATTTTTATATGGAGAATTAGTTCCCTGTGCTAATAAGTAAACTTTGAAACCTTGCTCTATCAATTCATGACTTTTTATGATAAAATCAGAACTGATAAAATCTTTATTAGTCTCTTGAACTCTGTCGCCAAACTTCGTTTCAAGGGCTTTTTTTGTGTCCTCATTCATTTACCGAACCTCCCAAAGCTAAGCCGATCAAGAACGCTGAAGCAACTAATACGATAAGTCCTATAACCTGTTCCACCCATGTAATCATTTCTTTTCCTCCTGTAACCAGTTGTTTAATTTATCAAACGTTGATTGATGAACAATAGTTTGCTCGCCACTCAATATTTTTGACATTGTAACGTGGTTGACACCACTTAAATTAGCCAACGCTTTAATACTCAATCTGTTTAAAGCTTTTGCAATAACAATTTTGTCGACAAATTTTTTCTCTAATGCTTTCATCGCTTCTCCTTTTGACCAAACGGTCATTAACCAATATCTAAAGTATATATGACCAGTCGGTCATTTGTCAATAGTTTTTTTAACCAAGTGGTCATATATTTTTATATTTGTTATAATTAAATCATGAATAGACTAAAAGAATTAAGACTAAAAAAAGATGAAACTTTATCAGAAACTGTCACCGAACTCGAAAAACTGGGTTTAAAAATAACTCCTACTTCCTTGGCTAGATATGAAAAGTGGCCAAACAAAGGAGGCAGAAATCCATCTTTCGAGACATGGGCAACGTTGGCTGATTATTTTAATGTATCCGTTAAGGAATTAATGGGTGTTGATGATGTTCAAAAGCAAATATCAGATTTGGCAGACACATTCAGGAAAAGCACTGATAGAATGTTAAAAACTCAGCTCAACCGGATTAGTAACACAAAGCTTCGTGATTTTGAATCATTAAATATTGCATACTCTATTCAAATGGTTTTGAATCTATACGATAGATATGATGATAATTCAGATGAATTAGGTGACATAACTGTGATACTATCTGCGCTTAATAATATGATCAATAACACAATCGATGACGATAACGATTATCAAGACACAATTGATACTTTCACAAAGCTAGTAAATAATTTAAAAGCCCAAAATAAAAAAGCCACGGACGATTAGTCCGTGGCTTTTGTTAGTTAGAATAAAACTACAAGAAAAAAAGCCTAACAGGCTCTTGATAGAATTTATATACATTTTACAACTAAATTTTTTATTTAAAGGAATTACTATAATATTTAAAATGATTGTCGGTCTCTCTGTACCAGCCAAAATATATCACACATACGATTAAACTTTAATTAAACAAGTATACTGCTAGACTTGTTACAGAACTCTCTGCTTCTGCTAACATCTATTAGTATACCATGCATTCATATTAATTACAAATATTGATTAACTCGTTACCTCTGTCCGCCACATACCGTGTCGGCATTTTACAGTATCAGGTCTAAGTGGGTGTTTTGCCTAGTTAGATCTGACGAATCGTTAATTTAAAAGTCGAAGACGTTTTGTCGTTGAGCTGAAGTACCAAATCAGTACCACAGGTATCTGAGTCGGTATTTTACAGTATCAGGTCTAAGGTCGTGTTTTGCGACTTTAGACCACTACCTCATTTTAGGGTGGTGGCTTTTATTTTATATGACGCCCCAATTCAGGGCATCATCTGCTAACAAGTTTCCGCCACATCTGGCAGAATCGTACCCACTTGCGGGTATGGCTACAATTGTCCAAAACTGGACAACCGTGTTTATCGATACATCTGTCGACAAATAGTTTTCTCCACTACTGGAGAATTATTATTTAAAATCGTGCCTGTGGTCGTTCTATCCGACTGACAATGGCATTTAATTCTTTATTGAGTGTCATAATGCGGTGAGTTGGTGCTGCAACATTATAAAACTCTGAAAATGGCTTATTATGCTTATATTTCGCAACATACATAGCTTTTAACTCTGGTGTAAGTTTTATAGTAAATACATCTAAGTCAGTTTTTATTGCTCTGATAAAAACTTCGTTCTCACGTCTATAATTATTATCCGCATCTATGTACTTGTTCATATATTCAATTTGTAAATCTATCATTCCTCTAAAATAGCTTTTCAGTATTTCGTGATTAGTCCATGTATTCAT